TTCCTCCCACTTATGTCCCACTCATCACCCACCCCTGAGGTCAAAAAAACCCCCGAGCGAAGGCTCGGGGGCCCAGGATAGGGCGTAAGCCGGGTTCTGTTTTTGCGGTCATCTTGTAAGCGAGCATGCTTTGAGTTAGTTGGCATAGGACCCGGCTGTAAGCGAGCATGCTTTGAGTTAGTTGGCATAGGACCCGGCAAAAGGCGGCAAAAGGCGAACGAAGGCGCTCCTGGACGCGGCAAAAGGCGGCGGTCAGGCGGCGCGAGGCGGCGGGATCCGGCGGGAGGGGTGCGTCATGCTTTTGGTCAGAAAGTGGCGGTCAGTCCGTGCAGAAGGCGAAATCACGCTGTCTACAACGGCATAGTGCGATAATGAAGGGCTGACTTTGTAAAGTATTAACTAGGTCCGATTATGCTTTAGGTAAGAAAAGAGCATGCTCCAGGTAAGTGGCATAAGGCTCGTGTTGGTGAGTAAAGATGGCTACAGGCCTGATACAGGAAGGCTAATATTCAATGAGAAAGGAGGACCCGCATCAGAAGGACATAAAAGCGGTTTATGCACTCTAACGCTGTCTAGTAGACAGCATGGGGGAAAGATCAAGGGGTTGAGTAGACAGCGTAGACACCTTTGGTGGAAGGCCGAGAAAACCTTTTGGTGCGGCATTATTCACATCTTGCATATCGGTAGACAGCGTGACGCTGCGAACACCCAAAAGATGAGAGAGCTAACCAATATGCTAATCACAAACTCATGCAATACGCCATAATGCTTAGTCTGGTCTTTCCTTGGCCTCTCTCAGCGCTTCCCTGAGCGCCGCTTTGGCGTACCGCTCCTCCGCCTCGTTTCGGCAGAGCTCCGTCACAATGAGCAGGTAGGCGAGGGGTCTGCCCTCTTCCAGGCACCGCGCGGCCAGGTCTTTCAGGCCCTTGTAGAGCAGGTCCTTTTCGTCCATAGTCCGGTCAAAAGCGCCCCCCGGGCTCACTCCCGGGGGGCCTTGTAGCGCCTCTCCAGCCAGAGGGCTTGGGCGGCCAGCTGGACGAACTCCTCCAGGTCGTCAGGGGGTTCCCGGTGCAGCCAGTGGCGGATGAGGGCTGAAAGCTGGGCCAGGGAGTGGGGCTCCGCCTCCACCTCCCTCAGGCGGTCGGGAAACCCAGGGCCTCCATGAGGCCGTTGGCCGCCTGCAGGGCCAGCCCGGGCTTTTCGCCCGTGGCGGCGGTCCAGGCCTCGAGGTCCTCCGCCAGCTCCCGGGTGAACTCCAGGGCGCTGGAGAGGGGGGCCCGGGCCACCTTGGCCAGGAAGCGGTTCAGCTGGTCCACGCTGGGGCGCTTGAAGACGTAGGTCTTGCCGCCGTGCTCAAGGGTGTAGAAGGGGGTTTCCTTCATCTAGCCTCCTAGCCGTGCTCCACGCCGCCCAGGATGGTGAACTCCAGCTCCACGGTGACCTTCTCCGTGTCCTGCTCCACGCCCCCGAAGGAGCGCTTGGTGAAGAGGCAGTCCAGGATCTTGTCGGTGACCGTGGAGCCCTCCTTCTCGTAGCTCACCACGATGTCAAAGGGCTCCAGCTTCAGGGGGTTCCCCTCGGGGGCCGCGGCCCGGACCCGGTCGTACTCCTCCCGAAGAAGAGTTACCTTCCCCGAGCCCTCGTAGTTTCCCTTGGTGTAGCCCCTGGGGGTGCGCCCCTTGCCGAAGATGGCGTTCACCTTTTCGCCGTCCTCGTAGTCAATGGAGAGGACGTCCGCCAGGGGGATGCCCTTCACCTGGATGCTGATGTGCTCCCAGTCGTAGTACCGGCCGTTAATCGGCATGCCTCACCTCCTCACGCGGCGGCCTGAAGGAAGGGGTTCTCAAAGCCGATGTCCAGCTCAATCTCCCGCAGGTAGCCCAGGGGGACGATGCGCACCTGCAGGCGGAGCCTGCTGGTGGCCAGGATGTCCTGCCCCGGTGGGATGACCACCCGGCCCCGGGCGATCTCCCCCGCCGCCTGCATGACCCGGAGGGGGGTGTTGGCCCGGGCGATGAGGGAGGCCAGGGAGGCGTTGAGGTCCGTGGGGTCCACGTGCCACTGCACGAAGTCCAGGAGGGCCTGGCGCACCTGGGTCACCGCCTTGTCCATGACCCTGCGGTTCTGTACGGTCTTATAGTCGCTGGTGGCGGGCGCGGCCATGCGCCCTTCCACCACGAAGACCCCGTCCCGGCCGATTAGACGGTAGACGGTGGTGAAGCCCGCGGTGTCCAGGGCCAGGGCGTGGGCGTTGTTGAAGAGGGACTTGCGCCCGAAGTCCGTCTGGACGAAGGGGGCCACGGCCACCACCCCGCTCAGGGGCCCCAGCTGCACCCAGGCGGGGGAGATGTGGGGCTTGTGGCGGCTGATCCGGGCCCCGATGCGGGCGGCCAGGGACTGCACCTCCAGCCTCCCGGTGAGGGTGTCCACCACCTCCCCCCAGGCGGCCACGATCATGACCCGCTTGGAGGAGAAGCCCGCCTTCTCCAACAGGCGGGCGTTCACCCAGGCGTCCACGTCCTGGCCTGGGGGCACGGTCTCCGTGAGGAAGAAGATGTAGCGGTAGTTGTTCTCCGCCTCCAGGGCCAGGGCGTCCAGGGCGGCCCACATGGCGGCGTCCGTGGGCTGGGCGATCTGGATGTACTCGTAGAGGATGGGGGCGTTCAGGGCCTCCCGCACCGCCTGCTGGACGCTGGAGACGCTGGCCCGGGGGGCGGTGGCCGTGAAGCGGTAGGTCGCCCCCGCCGTGTAGGTCCCGGCGGCGAAGTTAAGGTCCAACCCGGTCCCGGGCAGGGGCACGCTGGCGGCGGTGGTGGTCTCCAGGCTCTCCGTGTCCCCCCCGTCCAGGCTGTAGACGAAGGTGGCGGTGCCCACGGCCCCGCCCCGGACGATGCGCACCACGATCTCGTAGGCGTCCAGGGGGCTCCCGGTGACGGTGACCGCGGGGGAGCTGGGGTTCCCAGAGTCCGCGCTCACGCTCCCCGCGATGTCCGCCTGGGCCCGCACCGCGTAGACCTGCCCCCCGCCGTAGGCCAGCTGGTCCGCCACCGCCCGGGCCAGGGGGCCCGTGCCCAGAAGGGCTGGCACCCGGGAGAGGTCGGAGAGGCCCACCACCTGGTTCAGGGGGCCCTGGCTGGAGACCCCCACCACTACCCGCTGGCCCTCCCCGCTGGGGGCCACGATGCCCAGGCCCCCGTCCTGAATCTCGGGGTACACACCCGGCAGTCTAGCCACGCCTCACCTCCTACTCCTTGGCTGTGGGCCCGTGGAGGAACTCCTTCAGGGCCCGTTCAAACTGGGCCCGGGAGACCCGCGCCCCCACGGCCCAGCCCATGCGCACCCTGAGGCCCGCCAGGGCCCAGGGCTCCACCTTGAGCTCCTCCGCCAGCTCCTCCACGGTGGGGAGCTGGGCTTCCTGCTCCTGCGTTTGCGTTTCCTTGGCCATCCTAGACCTCCTCGACAAGGCCTTCCACCTCCACCTCCACGGGCACCCAGGCCACCCCGTCCAGGACCTCCACCCCGAAGGGGATCTCCAGGGCCAGGGCGTTCTCCGTGAGCAAGACGCCCTCCTCGTCCGTGTAGACCAGGCTCAGGTCGTCCAGCCTGGCGTGGTAGGCCCCTCCCGCGGTCAGGGGGGTGGCCCAGAGGTAGAGGAGGAGGCCCACCAGCATGCGGTCCAGCTCCTCCGGGTTCCTGGCGTAGAGCTCCACCCGGGCCCGGAGGACCCCCTGGTAGAGCCTCCTCGTGGTGCGCTCGGGGCCCGCCTCCACCCGGCTCCCGTCCCGGCGGAGGCTTCCCCCCACCAGGCGCACCAGGGCCGCGGGGGCGGTGCGGTAGGCCTCTTCCCGGGTGCGCCCCACCAGGATCCGGGTCTCGGGGAGGCCCACCTCCCTGAGTCCCCTGCGGAGGTAGTCCACAATGGGCTGGGTCACCGCTGAAGCCACTCCTTGAGGAGGCGTTCCGCCTCCCGGCGGTCCTCCTCGGTGATGCCCAGGTAGGGGCGGGCGGGGATGCGCACCTTCCGCCCCCGGCCCGCGTACCCCCCGTACTGGTGGATGCGGGCGTAGACCACGTTGGTGCCCACGACGATGGCGTCCCCCCGCACCGTCCAGGCGATGGAGTTCCGGAACCTGCCCTGGTTGAAGAGGGGCTTTGCCCCCTTACGGCGTCTCTTGGAGCGGGCCAGGGTGACGGGGGAGAGGGGGGGCCAGGGGGTGCCGTCGGGGGCCCGGCTCTCCTCAAAGCGGCGGAGGGTGCGGCTCTTCACCCCCTCGGCGATGGCCTCCTTCACCCGGCGGGGTATCCCCCCGGCCAGCTGGTGGAGCTTTTCCTCCAGCTCCCGCCAGTCCCCCCTGAGCCGCACGCCCATCAGAAGTCCTCCAGGCTCTCCCGGCTGAAGACCCGCTTGCCCCGGATCCTCGCCCCGCCCAGGGGCCTGGCCGGGGTGGACGCTGGCGGTAGGGGGAGGGAGGCCCGGCCCACGGCCACGTCCCGAAGGAAGGCCACGGCGTCTTTGTAGCGGTCCCGCACCGCCTCGTCCGCGGTGCCCGGGCGGATGCCTTTCCTGAGGAAGAGCCGGTACACGGCGATGTCCAGGGCCCTGGCCTTCAGCACCTCCGGCAGGGCGGGGAGGGGGAGGGCGTAGCGCTGGGCCAGGTAGCTCTCCACCTCTCCCCAGGCCTGGCGCAGGGCCTCCTCGGCCCGGGCCGCCCCCTGGGGGGTGAGCTCCCCCGCCCCCTCGTCGTCCACCAGGTAGAGGAGCTCCCCCTCGGGGAGAGCCTGCCGGAGGTCATCCAGCCCGATCATCAGCTACCCGCGCCGGTGGAGCCGTAGGCCAGCTGCCAGTAGAGGTAGCCCACGGCCTTGCGCTCGTACACGCCAAAGACGAACTCGTTGTGGTGGAAGACGTGGTCGTCCTCGGGGTTGGTCTTGGCCACCCACTCGGGGTCCATGCGCCGCTGCAGGATGAGGGGCTTGATGGGCCGGGAGCCGTCCACCAGGAACCAGTAGCTGGCGTAGCTGTCCACCAGCCAGGGGTTGACCAGGACCTCGGCCGCCCCGTAGTCGGGGTTGGCCCCTCCGTTCGGGAGGGTTGGCACCCCCACGATCTCCGTGGCGGTGGACGCCAGCCCGGGGCCCACGATGAGGAGAGGGCGCTCCAGGAAGAAGCCCAGAGGGTAGCCCCGGCTGTCCTGGAGGCTGCGCATGCTGGCCAGGGCCTCCCGGAAGGCTTCACGGGAGAGGGGCGCGGTGCCGGCGTTCTGGTAGTTCTTCTTGCCCACCCGGTGGGTGCTGAAGAAGTTAGCCCCGTCCGGTCCCTGGGCGCTGAAGCCCTTGAGGAGGAGCTGGGTCACCAGGTAGTCGTCGTGCTGGGCCCAGCGGAAGGCGTACTCGCGGGCGTTGGCGCCCACCTGGTCCAGGAGGTCGTCCTCCACGTCCTTGCGGGCGATGGCGAAGGTCATCTCCCAGTCGGCGTTCTCAAGGTTGATGGTCTTGAGGCTCAGGTTCTGGACCTGGCGCTCCCCCTTCCACTCCCGCATGGTGGGGAAGTCCTCCAGCCAGGTGTAGACCCCCACCCGCCCTTCCGTCCTGGACTCCAGAGCGATCCTGTTCCAGAAGGGCCGGTACTCCTCCCGGGCCTGGAAGACCAGGGCCCGGAGGGAGCGGGAGAGGGCGTGGATGCTATCGCGGTTCAGGATCATCTACCACACCTCCACCCAGACGTAGTCTCCGTCCACCTGCAGGGCCCGCCCCGCCTTGGAGCGGCCCGTGCCCGTCTTGCCCACGGTGTTGGGTCCGGTGGCGTACACGTCTTTCCCCAGCTCCGTGGGGCCCACGGGGTCGGCGGGGTCGTTCTCCAAGCGGAACACCCCCCGGCGCACCAGGACCTGTTTGGCCCCGTCCCCGCCCCCGGTGTTGTCCACGGTCTCCTGGGCCACGCCCAGGGCGATCTTCCCGGTGCCCGGTCCCGCCTCCTCGGCGTAGCCCCCCGAGACCATGACCAGGGCCCCCTGCCGGATCACGGCGTTCGCCTTCACCGGGAGGGCGATCAGGTATTCGTCTAACCAGCGCTCGGTGTCAAACATAGGCTACCCCCACTTCTGCCAGGCCTCGTCCTTCACGCCCAGGGCCCGGCGGAGCCGCTCGGCGGGGTCCTCCTCCAGGGAGGCCCTGGGCGCCTCGCTCCGGGGCAGGCTGGTGGGCACCAGCCGGGGCATCCCCTCGAGGGCCTTCCGGGTGGCCTCCAGATCGGCCCGGGCCTGGGCCAGCCAGAACTCCCGCTGGTGGGGCAGGATGCGCCCCTCCTCCAGGGCGGCCCGCACCAGGGCCTGGGCCTTCTCCTCCCGGGTCTGGGCCCGGAGGGCCTCCAGCTCCGCCCGGGTGCGCTCCAGCTCCGCCAGGGCGTCCTGGGCCGCCAGGAGCCTGAGGAGCTTGGCCTTGAGCTCCATCGTGTCCTCGCCTCCCAGGCCCAGCTCCAGGACCACCCGGCCCACCCGGGCTTCCCTCAGCGCCCCTTCCAGGGCCTGGAAGGCCTCCTCCTCCGTGGCCTGGGGCGGGAGCCCCAGGGCCTGCCTCAGCTTCTCCAGCATGTCCGCCTCCGCTTCAATGCGCTTTTGCATCCGGATGCCGGGGTTGTTGGTGAGGGCGAAACTATGGTAGCCCAGCACCCGGTGCCTGCCCATCTCGTCGGGCCGGGGGTCGTAGTAGAAGACGGGGGAGACGTAGGCGTACTCCCCCCGGCTCACCCGCTCCCTGCCCGTCTCCGACCACTCCACCACGCCGTACACGACGCCGTCCTCGCCCACCTCCAGACCGGTGATGAACCCGGCGGCCGGGGCCTCCCCCGCCTGCCCCTCCTCCACCCGCACCGTCTGGTGGTGGAAGTCCAGGACCCAGGGCACGCCCCTCTCCTCCAGGTCCCGCAATGCCGCCTGGAGGCTCTCCTCGTCGTAGAGGAAGAGGGTGCCGTTGCCCACGAACTCCCCGTAGGGGTGGAGGGGAATGCGGCTAGGCGCCTCGCCCAAGGCGGCGCGCAGCGTGCCGGAAAAGGTCGGGGTGGAGGTATCGGTATTCTTGGGGAAGCCGGTCAAACTCGGCATAGGGCCTCCTCAGGACCACACCCCAGTAGGCTCGGTTCTCCAGCCTGGCCGTCTCCCGGGAGAGGGGCCAGCGGGGGGCGTCAGGCCCCGGCCCCGGCGGGGGTGCCTTGAGCGCCCTCGCCCTTGCGAAAGGTGCCGTCCCGGTTGAAGACGGACACCACCATGTCAATGACCCAGCCCACCACCTGGTCCGGGAGCCAGGCGGGCCAGAAGCCCAGGATGGAGACCACCACGTCCTTGATCCGCTTCAGGGCCTCCTCCTTCTTCTGGATCCCGGGCACTCCGTCCATGAGGTCCTCCACCACGAGGACGGCCAGGCCCACGGCGAAATAGACCACCCGCAGAAGCTTCAGCATGCTTCCTCCCTAAAAAGCCTTACCCCCTGGGCTTACCCAGGGGGCACTTACCCAACCTTAGCCGTAGGGTACCACGGGGGGTGGGGGGGTGTCAATCCAGCCGGCTCCGCACCTCAACCACCCGCCCCACGATCTCCGCCACCTCCTCCTTGGGGATGACCGGAGGGCCGTTGTTCTCGTCGGGGTTGGTGGAGTACAAGGCGTCCCGGCCCATCTTCTTGACCACGTAGGTATGCTCGTTTAGGCGCGCCACCACGATGGCCCCGGGGTGGCCCTTGTCCTGCGTGTTGACGATGACGATGTCCCCGTGGCAGATGGGGCGCTTGCCGGCGCACATGGAGTTGCCCCGCACCTTGAAGGCCACCAGGTGGGAGGCGTCTCCCTTGACGCGGACGGGGACGGTGCGCTCCTCGATCTCCTCCAGCTGGGGCGGGCCGCCGCCCACGTAGCCAAGGACAGGCACTCCCACTTCTTTCCGAGTCAAAAAAGAGCCTTCGGGATAAAGCCTCTCAATGAGGTTCTCCACAGGGATTTCCAGCGCTAGGGAAAGTTTGGTAAGGGTGTCCAGGCTGGGCTTGATGTACTTGTCCCCGATTTTCCGCCCAATGACCAGGCTATACACTGTTGTGCGGCCGATGTCGTAATGGTCCGCAAACTCTTCCAGCTTGCGGAAGCCCTTTTCACGCATCTTGGCCAGGATTTCCTTGGCGAAAGGCCCTTCGAAGTAGCGTTTTCTCTCCATGCTCCCCCCTTTCACGACCCGGGTCCTCAATACTTTCTTCTATTGAAGCACCCTTGACTTACTCACAAGTGGGATGGTACACTACTCTCAGATGAGAGTAAAGGCCCGCCTTAATCTTCACAGGGTTGAACGCCTCCTAGAGGAGCGTGGGTGGTCCAAGTACCGCCTTTCCCGCCTGGCCGGACTGAGTTATGGGCATGTGATCATGCTCCTCCAGGGGCGGCGCCCTAATCCGTCTATAGCCACTGTCGCTAAGCTGGCCCAGGCTTTTGGTGTACCCATCGAGGAGCTTTTGGAGGAAGACGATGGCGTGGTTGCCCGTTGACGAAGCCGCTGCCCTGTTGGGGGTTTCCAGGGCGTGGGCTTGGAGGGTGATCAAGGAGCGGGGCCTACCGACCCGGCTTGAGCGGATGGGCCGCGTGTACCGCACTTTGGTTGACGCTGATCTCCTCGCTCTGGCTTTGGGCAAAGAGCCTGTTGGGGGCAAAGAGGAAGAGCCCACGGGGCTTCGCCCTTCCAGCGGCACGAGGACGGCCTGGGCCGATGTGGCCCTTGTGGCCGAGGAGTACGGTCAGTTGCCAAGAGGCCTGCGATGGGAGCTCGTCCTCCGTACCGCCGAGCGGTGGGGCGTGACCCCTGAGTACGCTTACCGGGTCATTCGGCGTTTTCGGGAGGAAGGGGCGGGTGGCATTGCGCCGAAGGTGCGCCGGGATAAGGGAGTGCATCGGGTTCCTTCCGAGCTTCGCCAGCTCATCCTGGGCCTGAAGTTGGCCCACCCCGGAGCCTCGGCCTCAAAGATTCTGCGCATTATCCAGTTGAATGACCCCGATCTCCTGCGATACAAGCCGTATCAAAATGGCTCTACCATCAACACGCTTTCCGCCTCCACGGTGCGCAGGTTGATCAAGGCGGCGGAGAGCATCCCCGCATACCGATGGGCCCTCCTCTCTGATGAGGGTAGACGGGAGTTCGCCCGCACTTGGGCGGGGCATGTGATGGCCGAATATCCCATGCAGATGGTCATGGTGGACATGACCAGGTGCGACACCTTTGTCTACAACCCTGACGAGGGGAGCGCCTACCGGCTCAGGATCCACGTGGCCCTGGATGTGTTCTCCGGGGCCTCGCCCAGCCTGGTGTTCAGCCGCGAGGAGTCCCAGGTGCCCACCGATCAGCTCCTCATCCTGATGACCCAGGACAAGAGCGGGTTGGCCCCAGGTTGGGACATCTTCGGTGTCCCGGAGCGGATTTACTGGGATAACGGTAAAGTGTACAAGTCCGAAAAATCTGAACACTTCGCCCGCCAGCTGGGCATTGAGCTGATTTACTCCCGCCCCCGGGTATCCCACACCCGAGGGCGGGTTGAGTGGTTTTTTGGGGCCTTCCACCAGGAGTTTGAGGCTCTTATCCCCGGCTATGCGGGCCAGGACGCCACCGAGCGGGACTCCACCCAGCTGAAGCGCCTCATCGCCAACACCCGAGCCTGGGTGGCGGCGGGCATGCCTCCTGAGGAGGACCCCTATCCTAACCGGCTCCTCCTGGAGGAGGAGTACAAGGCCCGCGCTCTAGCCTGGCTCCTCCAGGACTGGCACCGGAAGCCAGTGGGCCGGGACGGCCTTTCCAGGGCAGACCTTTTCCGGGCCTACGTGCCCCGGCACCGCCTCGTGCGCCTGGACCTCGGGGACCTTTATCTCCTCACCGCCTACCAGACCGAGCGGGTGGTGCGGGGGAACGGGACCGTGGCCTACAACGGTAGGACCTACTACCTTCGCCCCGAGGATGGCTCCCTCCTCCCCTGGCAGGGGCAGAAGATCGTGGTCCTGGACGTCCGGGTTCTCCCCGGCCAGCCCCTTCGGGCCGCCCTGCGCCAGCCCGATGGGAGCCTCCGGGTTCTTGGGGAACTCATTCCCGAACCTCTGCGGGCGGACAGCCTCGAGGCTAAGGCCAAGAGGCTGGCCGACAAGGCCGCCATTCGGGCTGTGCGGGAGGCGGCCCAGGAGCTCACCGCCCAGCTGGGGCCTGCCGTGCGGTTTGAAGAGATCCTGGAACGCCTTTCCGGCCTCGCGCCTCTGGCCCGAAGGGAGCGGGTCCGCCCGATGGCCCAGGAGCTCCCCCGCCCCTCGGAGGAGGAGCTCCAGGCCGCCGCGGCCGAGCTGGAAGACGGTTTGGACGACTTGATCTGGGAACCCATCGCCCTGGGCGATAAGTGGCTCCGGGAGCGGGGCCTTCTTCCCCCGGGTGAAGGGAAAAAAGGAGGTGACGCATGACGGAAGCAGAGATCAGCAGGCTTATTGACGAGGTGTTTGGTGGCTACGTTCCCGAGGCGGAGCTAAGGGACCCCCGCAACGGGTTCATCCCCACCGCCGGGGCCCGGGCTCTTCTGGGGCACTTGGCCCTTGCAGTCCAGGAGCGCTTCCCGTTCGCTCTGGTGGTGGGGCCCGCCGGGGTGGGGAAGACCCTGACATGCCGCTACTACGCGATGGAACACGAGGCCCCCTGGGTGCGGGCCCAGCCTGCCTACAGCCCGGCCGCCCTCCTTGAGGACATGGCCGTGGAGCTCCGCATCACCAGGACCAAGGTCTTCCGGGTCCTCCTCGCTATGGTCCGGGACGCCCTCCTTCTCCGCCCCCGGGTGGTCTTTATAGACGAGGCCCAGCTCATGGACCGCCCCACGCTGGAAACGGCGAAGTACCTGGCCGACGAAACGGGCTCCACCTTCGTCCTCATCACCACCGATGAGTACGCCCCTCAGATCCGCCGCTATCGGGACATTGAGTCCCGCATCGGAACCGTGGCCCAGATAGGGCCCGTGCCCGCCGCTGAGCTGGTGGGCATCTACGAAGGCTCGGGCTACACCCGCGCCGCCCTGGAGGAGGTCCACCGGCTCACGGGCGGGATTCTCAGGGACGTGGTTCGCCTCATCAAGCAGATGGACACCCTGGTGGAGCTCAACAGCATCCCAAAAGGGGCCATTACCCCGGCTCACGTGCGGCGTCTGGCCTCCAGGTTGAATCTTGCGGGGGGTGCAGCGTGAAGAAGCGCCCTTTCTCCCAAATAGAGGGGGCTATCCCCCCCATGCGTTACGAGGCCACATACATCTACTTGACTGAGGACGGCACGTGGCCGAAGAACCCCATCGCCATCATCCCTAAGGACCTGGACTGGCTGCAGGAGGAGACCTATGTGGCCATCCGTGATCTCCGCCCTTCATCTGTGATGGGAAGTATCTCTCACGTGAGAGTACTGGAAGTGCGTCCTGAGATACATGTGAGTACTGGTCGCTACAGCCAGGTGATCCGGCGAGTACTGGTCACACCCGTCTTGTCCTTAGAGGAAACGAACAAAGCCATTGGGGAGGTCGATGATGAGCTTCCCTTCTAACCTGCCGCCCGCTAAGGAAATCATCCGCTTACTGGAGCTCCCCGCCCTCATCCGGAAGGTGGGGGAGAGGTTGACCGCCCTCCGGGCTGAGCGCCGTCAGGTGGAGCGGGAGCTGAAGGAGCGGGAGGCCCGGGTCTACCTGGCCGCCGAGGGGCGCTCCGCCCAGGAGCGGGAGGCCCGGGCCCGCGTCTTCCTTTCCCAGGACCCAGAGTACCAGGCCCTGGTGAAGCGGATGGACCAGCTTTACGCCGCCATTGACGTGGCCACGGAGGAGAAGAACGCCCTGGAACACGAGCGCAAGGCCCTATACGCCTACGTCATCAACCGGCACAGCGACCTCCTGGAAGCCGCCATGAGCCAGGGGGCCTTCGGCTTCAGGGCCCCTCTTTCCACGGGGAAGGCATGACCAAGGACGAGCTCATTCGGCTCCTCAGGGAGGACCCGGAGGTCCGGGCCGCCCTCGCGGAAGCCCTCCAGGGGGTGCGCCCCCGCCCTCTGGAGGAGGCGGGAAGGGGGATCGCGGCCATCCTGGCCGAGGCGGAACGGGAATGGCTCAGGAAGCGGGAGGAGAAGCATGAAGAAGGACGCTAAGAAGACCAGGCTGGAGGAGCTGGTGGACGAGCTGGCGGAGGAGGGGCTTCCCCGGCACCTGCGGGTGGCCTACGCCCTCTATGACCTGGCCCGGGACATGGTGCGGGCGGCCAACGAGGCTCGGGACACCGAGGCTGTGGACCTGGGGGAGCTGGACCGGCTGGTGCGCCGGGCCCTGGCGGTGCGCCTGGCCGCCGAGGCGGATTCGGACCAGAAGGCGAGGGAGGTGCTGGCCCACCCGCACCGGCTGAAGGGGGTGGAGTGCCCGTGAGGCGGCCCTTCAAGAGCGCCCTGGACACCATCCGCGCCTACGGCCTCACCCCGGGGGAGCTCCGGGAGCGGGCCCGGCTGGCGGAGCGGCACGGCCAGGCCTGTCTGGCCCAGCTCTACCGGGACGAGGCGGAGGCCCAGGAGGTGGTCATGCGCCTCCGCCCCTGCCCTCTCTGCGGGGGCACGGGGCGCATCGCCGACGACATTTTCTGCTGGCGGTGCGACCCCCAGCTTTCCCGGGCCTGGGTGGAGGTGCGCCGTGGACCATAGGTTCCTGATCCGGCGGCTTCGGGCGGACTCCGGCACCCCCTACCGCCTGCGCATCCGGGGGCTCACGGGGGAGGGGACGGTGTTCCTGAAGTGGGACGGGGGCGGGGTCATGTTCTACCTCCGGCCTCTCCGGCAGTGGGAGGGGCCCTACGCCGAGCCCCGGGCCCTCGAGGTCATGGCGGGCTGGCGGATCCTGGAGGCCCGGCCCGTGTCCGTGGAGGAGGTGGCGTGAGCCTGCGGGAGCGCCTGCGGGAGCTGGGGTGGGAGGGGAAGGCCCTTCTCACTCCCCACCAGGTGGCGGCCCTCCTGGAGGTGGGGCGCCCCGCCGTGGAGGACCTCATGCGGCGGGGCCACCTCCGGGTGGTGCGGATGCGGCAGAAGGTGTACGTGACCCTGGCCAGCCTGGAGGAGCTGGTGGAGGGGGCGGTGCCCCGGAGGCGGGCGGCCTGGATGGCCCTGAGGCTCCTGGAGCGCCTGGGGGGGCGGGTGGAGCTGGCCACCCACCCAGAGGGGTACATCGCCCGGGCCCTGGGGGCGGAGGGGCGGGGGCTGACCCTGGAGGAGGCCGTTCTGGCCCTGGCGGACCAGCTGGCCCAGGAGGTGGAGGGTGAAGGCTGAGCGGATCACCGAGACCGAGTTGCGCCTGGCGGCGGAGCTCCTCCTGCAGCGGGGGGAGTGGGGCGTGGCCCGCGGCGACTTCGTGCGCCAGTTCGGGGGGGACCGCCGGGGGCGGGCCATCATGGCCGAGTTGCGCAAGAGGGGCGTCCTGCCGGTGGTGGTGGCGGAGAGCCCCGCGGGGGACGAGGTGTACAAGGTGCCGACGACCGAGGAGGAGTTCCAGGCCTTCCGCCGGAGCCTCCTCTCCCGCATCCAGGAGCTGCACGCCGCCATCCGGGGCCTGGACGAGGCCTGGGCCCACTGGCGGGCGCACCGGGCCCCCCGGTGGCGTCAGCCCGGCCTCTTTGAGGTGGGCGATGGAGGGAGAGGATGAGGTCCTGGCCTTCTTGGCGGGCTTCCCTTCGCGCTACCCGCGCCGGCTGGGGGAGCTGGAGGTGCACGCTTTCCGGGACGAGGAAGGGCGCTGGACCCTGGTCCTCTTCCGGGGCGAGGCCCTGGTGGCCCTGGACTGGGGCTGGGACCCGGAGGAGGTAGAGGAGGCGCTGTGCCGACGCTTCTCAAGCTGGTCCTGATCTACGCCCTGGTCGCCCAGGTGGGCCTCCTGGCCCTCCTGGGCTACCTGGCCTTGACCCGCCGGGAGCCCCTCCCCCCAGGGGCCTCGGTGGGCCTCCTCCTCTTCGCCAGCCTGGTGGGTTTCCTGGGGGTGGTCCTGGCCCTGGTGTGGAGGTGGGTATGACGGACTGGGAGCGCTTTGCGAAAGAGGTGGAGCGGCGTCTGGTGCGGGACGGGGAGGTCGCCATCTGCGTGGGCCTCACCTCGGTGGGGGGTCCCTACTGCCCGCCCCTGGAAGGGCTTATGAAGGCCTACATCCAGGTGCCCAGGGGCCTGGTCTGGTACGGGCGCGCCCAAGGCCGGGTCTACTGGATGTGGCAGCCCCTGGAGGAGGCGTGAGCCCCGAGGAGGCCCTGAACACCCTGCTCCTGCACGCCTACGAGGCTGCTTCCGGCGGGGCCTACCTAGAGGTGGAGCGGGCGGGCGAGACCCTGCGGGAGGCTCTGCGCAGGCTGGCGGGGGCCGAGCGGGAGCTGGAGGTCTTGCGGGCCCGGGAGGCCTCCCTCTCCCGGCGGGTGCGTGAGGCCGAGGAAGCGCGCTACCGGGCCCTCAGGCTGTTGCTGGAGCTGGAAAGGGAGTTGAAAAGATGAGAAACGCCATGATCGGGCTGTTGATTCTGGCTTATCTGAGCACCCTGGCCATGAGCGCGGGCCACCTGGCCCAGTGGTACGCCAAGAGCCTGGGGGGGCTTCCCCCCGGGCTGGCCTGGGGCCTGGCGGGGAGCCTGGAGTTCACCGCCTTCCTCCTCTCCCTTCTCTCCAACTCCCTCCTCCGGGGCTCTTCCTGGGCGGGGACGGGGGCGGTCCTGGCCCTGGGCCTGGTCTGGGTGGGGAACGCCCTCTCCATGCACCGGGGGGCCCCGGACCTCCCCCTGTGGGAGGTCCTGCTGATGAGCCTCTTCGTGCCCGTGGGCACCTACGTGGTGGGGAAGGTGGTGGGGGAGCTCCTGGCCTGGCCACATCCTGTGGCCGTGATGGCCACGAGGGAAAGGAGGACGGCCACTCAGAGTGGACACCTGGCCTCTTCGCTGGCCGGGGAAGCGGCCACTAACCGGGAGAATGTGGCCGCCCCTGGCCAGGGGGCGGGCAGGGAGGTGGCCACCCAGCGGGCCCACTTGGCACCTGGGGTGCTCAAGGATAATGGGGAAGATGGTGCCCTGTGGCCAGGGGTTGGCCATGAAGGTGGGCGTGAGGGCACGGCCACCCTCAAGGTGAAGCGGAGCGTGGACATGGAGTGGACGCTGGAAGGTCGGGCGGTGGAGGTGGTCAGGGCCCTGTCCGCCCACGGCGGTCCCGTGGCCGTGGCCAGGTTGGCCGCGGAGCTGGGGTGGCCGCGGACCACCCTGAGGCGGTACTTGGACCGCCTGGAGGGGGAGGGGGTGGTCGTGCGCACCGAGGAGGGCTGGGCCCTGGCCAGGGAGGTGGACCATGTTTGAACCCAGGGAGCTATGGCGGGCCCAGTGGGTGGCCGCGGCCCTCTGGCGGGTGGTGCACGGGGAAGCCCGGTGGGTCACCCTGGAGCCTCAGGACCACCGGCCCTCCCAGGGGCTCCCGACGGAGTACGCCCTGACCACCCGTCAGGCGGACGCCCCGGCCTACCTGCCCGTGTACGTCCCCCCTCTGCCCGACCTGGGGATAGAGCGGGAGTACCTGCGCCTGTGGCGGTCGGACTACGTGGCCTTTCTCAAGAGCCTCCACCCCGGGGAGCGCCAGGTGGTAGAGGCGTGGCTCGGCAAGGGCAAACTCACCCCCCTCGCGATTTACAACCCCTCCGCCAGGCGGATCCAGGTCATGGCCTCCCAGGACGCGCTGGACCTCTTCGTGCGCCTGGCCCGCCGGGCCACCCTAGACACCCCCCCACCCCCTGAGGTAGAGTAGGGCTAAGGTTGGGTAAGTGCCCCCTGGGTAAGCCCAGGGGGTAAGGCTTTTTAGGAGGAGGTGGTGTGGACGAGCGCGTGGAGGGGCTCATGCGCGTGGTGGAGGGTCTGCTGGAGGAGTTGGCCCGCCAGGGCGTACCCGAGGACCGCCTCCGCCCCTACCGGGAAGAACTCCTGGCCCTGCGCATCTACACCCGGATGCGGAAGGACAAGGAGCCCGCTCCCCCGGCCTTCTGGGCCAACCCGCGCTTCTGGCTGGTCCTGGCTCTGCTCCTGGCCATCGTCGCAAGCCTTCTGGGCCTTCCCGTCCACAAGCTCTTTCCCTGAGTGAGGAGGTGCGATGTTCCGCGATCCGAACCGCATGCGGCTGATCCGGGGGGCCGTCATGCAGGTGCTTTACCTGCATGCGATGGGCACGGAAGCGCCCCTCAACGTAGCGGACCCCTACGCTATACCCAGGGGGGTGCTGGTGAGAACCCTGGAGTACTCCCACATCCTTCCTGCCCGCTCCGAGCTCAACGCCGTGGTGAGGTACCTACAGGAGAAGGGCTACGTGCGGGCCGAGTGGGACGAGGATGGGGAGTTCCGCGTAGTCCGGCTCACGGAGAAGGGCATAGACCTGGTGGAGGGGTCCATCCAGGACCCTGGTGTGCTCCTCCCCAGGAGGTAGCGTGGACCTCCAGGAGGAGATCCGGGCCCTCTCGGTGGCCGTTCGGCGCTACCAGGAGGAGACTCTTTTGGAGCTCCGCCGCCTGCGGGAGGAGCTGGAGGAGGAACGCCGCCAGCGCCGGGCGGAGCGGTGGCTCTTCGCCCTGACCCTCGTGGCGGCTCTGGTGGGGTGGTGGCGGTGAAGCTCCACTACCGCAGGCACCGACTGTGCAAGGTGTGCGCCCTCCCGGACGAGGTGCGGGAGCGGGTGGACGCCATGATCCTGGGCGAGGAGACGGAGGAGGACGGCCGCCCCCACTCCCTGGAAGGGATCGCCGCCTGGTTGAAGGCCCAGGGGTACGAGGCCTCCACCAGCTCCGTCCGCCGCCACGCCCGGCACCTGGCCCCGGCCCTGGACCAGGTGCTGCAGATGGAGCGCCTGGTGGAGGCGGTGGAGGAGGCCACCGGGAAGCGCCTCTCCTACGCCGCCGCCCTCGCCAACATCGTGGTGCACAAGACCCTCCGCTACCTGGACGGGCTGGAGCTGGGGGAGGCGGAGGTGGACCCGGAGAAGATCGTCCGCCTGGGGCTGGAAGCGGCCCGGGTGGCCCTCTCCCTGGCGCGGATAGACCGTTCCCTCAAGCAGGAGGCGGCGGAGAAGGTGGAGAAGGCCCTCCGGGTGCGGGAGATAGAGCCCGAGGTGATCGAGGCCATCAAGCGGGATCTCTATGGCCTTTGACCTTCTGCCCTACCAGCGGGCCTGGCTGAAGGACCAAAGCCGCTTCAAGATCGGCCTCTGGTCCCGCCAGACGGGGAAGAGCTTCGCCCTGGCCGCGGAGGCGGCCCTGGACGCCGTGGAGAACACGGGCTCCACATGGGTGCTCCTCTCCGCCGGGGAGAGGCAGAGCCGGGAGCTGGCGGAGAAGGTCCGGCATCACCTGGAGGCCATGAAGCAGGTGATGGAGTACATGGAAAGCCGCTTCCTGGAGGGGGGCGAGAGCGTGACCCAGCTGGAGATCCGCCTCCCCAACCTCTCCCGCCTCATCTTCCTCCCCGCTAACCCCCGCACCGCCCGCGGCTACACGGGCAACGTGGTCCTGGACGAGTTCGCCTTCCATCAGGACTCCGAGGCCATCTGGGCGGCCATGTACCCCATCATCACCCGCAGGCCGGACCTGAAGATCCGGGTCATGTCCACGCCCAACGGCCCCCGGGGGAAGTTCTGGGAGCTCTGGGAGAAGGGCGGGCCTGTGTGGTCCAGGCACAAGGTCACCATCTACGACGCCGTGGCCCAGGGCCTTCCCGTGGACCCCGAGGAGCTCCGGGCGGGCCTGGCCGACGACTTCATCTGGCAACAGGAGTACCTGTGTGAGTTCCTCTCCGCCGAGGAGGCCTTCCTGCCCTGGAGCCTCATCCTGGAGGCCGAAGCCCGGGAGGACCCTCGGGGCCCCTGGAACCCCGAGGCGGCCTACCTGGGGATGGACATCGGCAGGCACCGGGACCTCACGGTTCTCGTGGTCTTGGAGCGGGTGGGGGACGTGTACTGGGTGCGCCTTTTGGAGACCCTGCACCGGGCTCCTTTCGCCCAGCAGGAGGCCCGCCTCCACGCCCTCCTGCCCCAGGTACGCCGGGCCTGTATAGACGCCACGGGTCTGGGGGAGATGCTGGCGGAGAACGCCCGCCGGGCCTTTGGCTACAAGGTGGAGCCCGTGAAGTTCACCCCCGAGGTGAAGGCGGACCTGGCCCAGCGCCTCCGCCTCTTCTTTGAGGACCGGAGGGTGCGCATCCCCGAGGACCGGGCCCTGCGGGAGGACCTGCACAGCGTGCGGCGGGTGGTGACCCCCTCGGGGAACGTCCGCTACGACGCCGAGCGGTCGGAGCGGGGACACGCGGACCGCTTCTGGGCCCTGGCCCTGGCCCTGCACGCCGCCGAGACCCGCAGGGGCCCGGTGGAGTACAAGAGCGTCCTCCGGCGGGCCTTCGCGGGCTGGAAAGGAGCCTACTGATGGCTATCTTGGACCAGTACGGACGGCCCATCCCCAGTGAGCCCCCAAGGGGGGCCCGGGGGGCTTTAGCCATAGAGCCCCCCATGCCCTCCTACCCCGCCCGGGGCCTCACCCCGGAGCGCCTCTCCCGCATCCTGCGCCAGGCGGACGAGGGGGACCTGGGCGAGCAGGCGGAGCTCTTCCAGCAGATGGAGGAGCGGGACGCCCTCCTCTTCTCCCTCCTGCAGACCAGGAAGCAGGCGGTGGTCGGCCTGGACTGGCGGCTGGAGCCCGCGGAGGCCTCCCGCCAGGCCCGGCGGATCCTGGCGGAGGTGGAGCGGGTGTGGTGGGACCTCCCCCTGGAGGACCTCATGCTGGACCTCCTCTCCGCCATCCCCCAGGGGGTGAGCGTGGTGGCCGTGGCCTGGCGGCGGGAGGGGGAGGTGTGGCGCCCGGCCCACTTCCGCTGGGTCCACCCCGCCTCCCTGGTCTACGACCCGGAGGAGGACCGCTTCCTCCTGGCCACCCGGGAGAAGCCCCGGGGGGAGCCCTTCGCCTACGGGGCGGCCATAGAGCACCGCTACAAGGCCCGATCGGGCCTCCCCACCCGGGCCGGGCTGATGCGGAGCCTGGCCTGGCTTTACCTCTTCAAGCACTACGCCCTCAAGGACTGGGTGACCTTCGCCGAGGTGTACGGCCAGCCCTACCGCATCGGCAGGTACGACCCCGCTGCCGGGGAGGAGGAGCGCAGGCGCCTGGAAGAGGCGGTGCGCTCCCTGGGGGCGGACGCCGCCGGGGTCATCTCCAAGGACACGGAGATCCAGATTCTGGAGGCGGCCAAAGGCCAGGGGCCCCAGGTGTACGAGAACCTGATCCGCCTCTGCAACCGGGAGATGGCCCAGGCGGTCCTGGGGCAGACCCTTACCGCCAGCGAGGGGGACGGGGGGTCGTACGCCCTGGCCAAGGTGCACGAGCGCGTGCGCATAGACCTCCTCCGGGCGGACGCCCGCGCCCTGGCCAAGACCCTGCGGGAGAGTCTCTTGAAGCCCTTCGTGGCCTTCAACTTCGGCCCCGAGTTCCTTCACCTGGCCCCCTACCCCGTCCCCGAGGTGGAGGAGGAGCGGGACCTGGAGAGCCGGGCCCGGGTCCTGCAGGCCCTCCAGGGGATGGGCCTCGCCCTCCCCGAGGCCTGGCTCAGGGAGGAGTTCGGGGTGCCCGCCCCCCAGGAGGGGGAGCGGGTGGTGGCCCCGGGCCTGGCCCCCAAGGAGCGGAAGACCCGGGGGCTGGTGGCGGGCCAGGCCTTCGTGGACCGCCTGGCGGACCGCCTCTCGGAGGCCGAGGCCCCGGGCCTCCCCGCCCTCCTGAAGGCCATAGAGGAGGCCCAGGACTACGAGGACCTGAGGCGGAGGGTGCTGGCCCTCTACCCGGACCTCCCCTTCGCCGAGCTGGCCCAGCTCCTGGACGCCGCCCTCCTCCTCTCGGAGCTCGCCGGCAGGCTAGCCCAGCGCCAGGACAGTGGCCTGGACGGTTGAGCCCGACCCCCTCAGGCCGGAGCGGGCCCTCCGCTGGTTCGCCCGCAGGCTGGCCCTCCCCGACGAGGAGCTGAAGGCCCTCTCGGAGGAGGCCCGGAGGCGGGCCTTCTGGGTCTCGGGCCTGGCCGCCCTGGACATGGTGCAGGAGGTGATGGACGCCCTGGAGCGGGCCCTGGCCGAGGGGGAGACCTACGAGGACTTCCGCCGACGCCTCTCCGAGCGGGTGCGGACCGCCTGGGGGCGGGGAAGCCCATACCGCCTGGAGCTCATTTTCCGAACCAACCTCCAGCTGGCCTACGGGGCGGGGCGGTACCGGGAGGCGGAGCGGGTGAAGGACCTCCGCCCCTACTGGGGCCTCTCCGTGGTCCTGGACGGGCGCACCTCCCGCATCTGCGCCCCCCTGGCGGGGGTGGTCCTGCCCGCCGACCACCCCTTCTGGCGGAACCACATCCCGCCCCTGCACTACAACTGCCGGACCGCCCTGGTCACGTACTCCCGGGAGGAGGGGGAGCGCCTGGCCTGGAAGGAGGCCCCCGCCCACGCCCCCCAGGAGGGCTTCGGGAGGCCTCCGGGGCGGGAGGAGTGGAGCCCCAACCCCCGGGACTACCACCCGGAGCTATGGCGTGCCTACCTCCGGGCGTTGGGGCGGGGGATGCCGGAGGCGGACCGCTACCTGGCCGGGCTCGTCACTACCCGCCAGCCCAGGCCCACCGACTGGATGCTTGCCGCGGGGAGGGTATCGGTGGCCAGCTTCCCCGAGCGGGAGGAGCGGGTGAAGGACCAGGAAGTCAGGGCAATCCTGGGACCGAGGGCGCAGAGGATCGCCCAGAAGATCGCCAAGCACGCCCTCCTGGAAGGGCAGTTCCGCCCCGACCTCACTCCAGAGGAGTACCTGGAAGCTTTGCGTTCGGCTGCGGCCCACCCGGAGGCCGCCGTCGTGGTGCACGCCCCTCCCAGGGGGCCCGCGCTACTGGTTATCGCCCCCAGCGAGGCCGCTGGCGAGGCCTTAGGCCCCAACGCCCTCCCCTGGCTTGTGGTGGTCTATGACCTCACTTATGGTACCCTGATAACGGGGTACCAAGCCTCGTCCCTGAAAGAGGTCACCCTATGGCGCAACCACCTCTGGCTACGCAAGAACCCCAGGCTCTCCTGAAACGGGCCGAGGGTTACTGGAGCGTCATCCGGGACGCCCTCCTCAACCCCGATGACTGGGACGACCAGGAGTGGCAGAGCGAGGTGGCCGAGCTCGGCCACCTCTACGGCCTCTTGGCCCGGGTGCGTCCAACCACCCCCGAGGAGAGGGAACGCCTTTCCCGCCTGGTGGAGGACATCCGGGCCGTGGTCTCCCGCTACGGCCTGGAGCCCCCAGAGGTTGACCTGGAACCTTGAAGGCTGATGCGCATGGCCGGGGAGCACCCCCCCGGCCAAAGCCTTTCCCACCCCCGGGTTGGAAAGCGCTTTCTTGGCCCTCAGACCCCCCTAGAAGGCCCGGCCAGACCCC